GGTTAAGCGACCTCGTGCAAGAAAACCCATACGGTTTTTTCCAACAACTATACAAATGAAAATCGAACGCATTAACGTGGCCGAGCTATCGCTTGACCCATCGAACGTCCGCAAGCACGACCGTAAAAACTTAGACGCGATCAAAGCGTCGCTTCGAAAGTTCGGTCAGCAAAAGCCCATCGTCGTGGATGCTAAAGGCATCGTGCTTGCCGGCAACGGTACGCTGACTGCGGCAAAAGAACTCGGCTGGACAGACATCGAAGCTACGCGCACTACACTTCAAGGCGTTGAAGCAACCGCGTTTGCGATTGCTGACAATCGAAGCGCAGAACTGGCGGAATGGGAAGACTCGCTCGCTGACGTTCTAAAGTCGCTGGCAAAGGCCGACATTAATCTAGCAGAACTAGGCTTTGATCACACTGATTTGGATGAGTTGATAGGAAGACAAGATGCAAACGAATCCAAAAATGACGTCGAAATTGTGAGTGCTCTTGAGGTGATTGCTGAATGTGAATCCGAAGATCAACAGAAATTGGCTTATGATTTACTCACAGAGAAAGGATTCAAATGCCGACTGGTCACATTGTAAGACGCACAAAGATCGAGTCCAGTTTCAGAGTCGATCAAGTGCGCGGAATGTTTGATGTTCCGCACAAAGAAGAAATCACGACCGAGTGGGATGTAGCGATTCCATGTGATGAAAAATCGTGGTCAATCGGCGCAATCATTGGTGCGTCTGGTAGCGGCAAAACAACCATCGCCACCGAACTATTCAAAAACGATCACTTACACACCTCATTTGATTGGCATCCAACCCAATCAATTCTCGACGGTTTTTCTAAAGATCACGCGACGAAAGACGTGGTTGAAATGCTTTCAAGCGTCGGTTTGTCTTCTCCGCCTCATTGGTTGAAACCGTTTGGACACTTATCGAATGGACAAAAGTTTCGTGTGGAGCTGGCTCGTCTCCTGTTGTCGAATCATTCTCGCGTTTTATTTGATGAATTTACAAGCGTAGTTGATCGAGACGTCGCCAAGGTTTGTTGCGCTGCGTTGAGCAAAACAATTAGAAGAAAGAAAGCACCGCAACTCGTTGCGATTTCGTGTCACTTCGACATCATTGACTGGCTTCAACCAGACTGGGTGTTTGATGTTGGCACAAATCATTTCGAGTGGCGGATTCCTAGGCAACGACCACCAATCAACCTCAGAATTTACAAAACGAATAATTCAGCGTGGACTCTTTTTAAGGGACATCACTATCTAGATGCGAAAATAAGCGATGCGGCACAATGTTATGTCGCAACATGGAATGATAAGCCCGTTGCGTTTACTTCGTTTATTCATTTTCCGCACGCAAGTTTTTCAAATGGAAAAAGAGAGCATCGCACCGTAGTTCTTCCAGATTTTCAAGGAATAGGAATAGGTAATTTTCTTAGCGAGTTTGTGGCTGATTTAGTTGTGGCGTCTGGCTTCAGATACTTTTCAACAACATCACACCCAGCAATGATTCATCGCAGAGCTAAATCAAAAAAATGGAGATGCTCAAGATTCGGTCACGTTGCAAAAGCTGGAAAAAATTCAATCATGAAATCAAATTCTAATCGCAGAATAAGCGCAGGATTTGAATACATAAAACATGACTGAGATTAAACCAACGGATGCTGAAATTCTTTCTCGCGCTAATCTTTCCAACATCGGAAAGAAGCTCAAGGCGGGAAAAACTCTCAGCACATCGGAGCGCAAAGCCCTGAACGAGTTTCAATCTCAGAACGACGACGGTTGGGTCAAAGACCTGAGCGCGCTCGCCAAGGAACTCGGGCTGACGCGCCAAGCCGTTTACGACGCGCGCGCTCGCTTTCCAGACGCGCCGAAGAAGCACGAGGACGGCAAGCGCGAGAACCTAGTTGCGTGGCAGCAATTCTGCGGCGACAATCTCATCGGCAAGGACACGGCGACGAAGAACCTCGCGGAGCTAAAGGCGCAACTCATGCAGCGCGAGATCACCCTGCGCGACATGAAGATTGCGCGCGAAGCGGGCGACACGATTGCGAAGGAGATTGTGGACGATATGTTCGCGACGCTTGCGCAGAAACTCGACTTGCTCCTGCGCCTAAAGCTAGAGGTCGAGCTGGGCCAGCGCGTGATCGGCAAGAACGCAGCCGAGGCGAACGTCGAGGGCGCGCTAATCCTCGATGAAATCCGCGAGGTGATCAATGCGAACATTGCGCTTTATCAAAACGACATGGTGACGCGGTCGGCGAACTCGGAGGATAACCAATGAGCTGGTCGGTTTTTGTAACGCTAACATCAGATGAAGTTGCTCGCGGAATAACCAAAGGAACCGAGAGACAGGAAAGTGCAGAACGCAAAAAAAGCGTGTCGGCTTTTCCAGAACAATTTCCTAACCAACTTTTGCTAAACCATCAGCACGCGGCTTGCGCTGAATTGGCGGTCGCTAAATTTCTTGGAATAAAAACGGAACTCGGAGTCGATGTTTATTCGGTGCCCGACATAGACGGTACGCGAATTGATGTTCGTTGGAGCAGAAGTCGAAACCATTGTAAAGTAAGGCAGAGGGACATTGAAAGAGATCGAGTAATTGTTGGAAGCATCGGCCCAATGAATTGCATGGAGATTCTTGGGTGGATTCTTGCGAGTGATGCACCTAGTCGTTGTCGAAGAAGCAACCCGAACGATGGAAAGCCGCCATGTTTATTTATCGAAGAACTTGCATGGGAAAACCCGCATGATTTAACCGAGGAGATTTATCTACTCAAAAAATGACCGACACACCAAAGTTTCGCCTCGGCGACATGGTCTGGCACCGCACTTGCGGCGACGATGCTGGCGTCATCATTGCCATGATTTACCGACCCAACTGTTTGCTCTACCAAGTCGCGTGGGCTGGGCGTTGCGTCGATGACCATTTCGAGATCGAGCTGACATCCGACCGACCTTTCTTTTCATCAAGCGGCGGAGCAACCAAAGACGAAGCATGACCGAAACCGAACGCCGCCTTGCCGCCTTCAAGCTACCCAAGCGCGACCGCTCGCCGATCTACGAGTGGGCGCGCAAGCATATCGTATTGCCCGAGTCCTACGCTACGTCAGGCCCGTTTAACGTGCGCCTCTCGCCTTGGCTGATTCCGATCTTCGACGCGCTCCAAAACCCGCTCGTGCGCCGCGTGCACTTCCGCAAGGCGGTGCAGATCGGCGGCACGCTCGTCGCCGACGTGTGGGTGCCTTGGCTCATCTGCAACGATGCTGGCCCTATCTCGTGGACGATGCAGACCGATGAGATGATTGACCGCCACGCCAAGTCGCGGCTCAACCCGATCTTTGAAAGCTGCAAGCCGGTCGCCAAGATGCTGCCGCGCGCTGGCCCGATGAAGACGACGACCGAGATTTATTTCGGCGGTTTCTTTTTCATTTTGAACCCCGCGAATCTTTCCTCGCAGCAAAGTCAGTCCATCCGCTACAAGATCAACGACGAAATTTGGCTCCCGAAGTGGCAAGATGTTTATGGTCATGCAGTTGCGCGCGTGTCTCGTTTCGAGGAAGTTGGACGCTCGAAAATCTACAACACGTCACAAGCTCCGATAATGGACTTGGAAACTGGCAACGTCGAGGACACGTCTTTTCGCTCGGGCAATCAGCAAGAGTGGAGCGCAGAATGTCCGTCGTGCGCCAAGGTTCATCCGGTCGCGTTCACTCTCGAAAAGAACGAGGAGACAGGTCTGCGCGGAGGCGTCGTTTGGGACGCAGCCGCAAAGCGAGACGACGAGACTTGGGATGTGACGCGCGCCGTTGAGTCCTGCCGATTCCGCTGTCCGCATTGCGGCCACGAGTCCGCAGACTCCGACGCGACTCGCAACGCTTGGAAGCGCACCGGACGCTTCGTGGCAATGCGACCCGACGCGCCAATCGAGTTTCAGTCCTTCCGCGTCGAGGCTCTAGTGTCGCGGCCAATGCGCTTGCTCGTGGAGGAGTTTTGCGCCGCCGACAACCATCACGTCAGGCAAGGCGACGACAAGATGAAGATCGAGTTCAAGACCAAGCGCGAGGCGCGTCCGTGGATTGTCGAGAAAAAGGTCGTCAATCTATTCGTGCAGGCGTCTGATTACACCGTTTCGCAATTCTCGAATGGCGAACAGATCGAGGGCGAGGTGATTCGTTTTATGGCAATCGACCGCCAACAAGACCATTGGTGGTTGGAGATCGGCGCCTTCAGCTCGGCGACCGGCCCGACGTACAAGCAACTTTACTTCGGGCGAATCGAGACGCGCGACCAGCTTCGTCAAATGCAGTATCGCTACAAGGTTCAGGACTCGTGCGTGGCGCAGGACAGAGGCTACCGGCCCGCCGACGTTGATCGTGACTGCGCAGACTTTGGCTGGCGCGGTATGCGCGGACACGCGCGAAAGACGTGGACGATGCGCGACGAGAACACGAACGCGCTGATTAACTTCCCATTCAGCGAGCCGCGCGTGAGCGACTACCGAGGCGGAGATGTGTTCTACTACGATTGGAGCGGCGATTACTTCAAAGACATCTTGGCGAACGCGCTCGAAAACAAAGGCGACCTCAAATGGCTCATGCCAGCAGACGTCAATCCGCTCTACCTTGAACACCTCAAAGGCGAGTCAAAGGTTGAGATCAGGACGGGCGTCTGGGAATGGCGTGAGGTAAAAAGCAACGCGCCCAACCACGGACTCGACACCTCGGCCATGATGCTTTGCATGGCGACGATTGCGAATGTGGTTCGCTACACGCCGCCGAAAGAGTAAGACCTTTTGACGTTCCGCGCATTAGCAAATGCTCGACAACCCATTTCTCGGACTCGATGGCGCGACGCTGGCGACGCTCAAAACAAAGACACTCGATGCCATCCAAGCCGTGCTGTTAAATCAAAGCTACTCGCTCAACGGCAAAAGCGTCTCGCGCGCGGATTTGGCGCAGCTCAATAATATGCTGGGCAACATTCAGGACGCAATCAATGACGTGAACGGAACTTCAACGGATACGGTCTTTATTTCTTTCAACGGTAACTAAACACAAACATGGAACACGAGAACTTCGACGCGTCAAAGCTAGTCAAAAATCAGCCGTGGCTCGACCGCGCGCTTGAAAACATTGCGCCGCAGTGGGCGTTGAAGCGTCTGGAAGCTCGCGTGCAGAAATCGCTTTTCGAGTATAACGCTGCACGCACCAATCGTCTTTACGCGCCGAAGCAGTACGGTCAGCCATCGGAGAGCACGCAGAACCAACGAGACCGCGTCGTCATGATGTGGGAGGCGCGCGACCTAATCGAGAACAGTCCAGAAGCGCGCGAAGTCTCGCGCAAGTTCGGTCTATATCTCACGCCGCACGAATACTCGCCGACGACCGGCGACCGTGATTACAATCAAACGGTCAGCGATTATTTCCACGAGTGGTGCAAGAACTGCGACGTTACCAATCGGCACACGTTCAAGAAACTCGTGCAGCTCGCCGCCGAGGAGCGTCCTGTGGACGGTGATTGCGGCTTCGTGATTCGTCGCGCAGGCGAAGGCTTGAAGCTGCAACTCGTGCCAGCGACGCGCATCGGCAACCCGAACAGCGCAGCGGTCGAGTCTAACAACTATTACCAAGGCATCATAACGGACGACTTCGGCCAGCCTATCGCCTACCGCATTTACCGCGTAGATCGTAACGGCGTTTATTTTGGAGCAGAGGACATTCCAGCGAATCAGTTCTGCCACTACTTCGACCCGTTCCGCGTCGATCAGTACCGAGGCATCACCGATTTCCACTCGGCGATTCAGACCGTGCGGATGCTTCACGACATTCTTCAAGCCGAGAAAGCGGGCGTGCGTTTCTCGTCGCAACAGGCCGCGCTTATCTTCAACGACCGAGGCGTTGCCAATCCGCGCAACCTTTTCCAGCCAAACCCAGCCATGTCGCTGCCGAGCGGACAGACGCAAAAGAACGAGCTAACGGAGGTGGGCATGATTCGCTATTTCCAAAACAGCGACCGCGTGGAAGTAATGCCATCGCGTCCGTCGCAAGCGTTCACCGGCTTCGTGCAGCATCTCATGCACGAGATTGCTCTGGGCGTCGGCGTGCCCGAGGGCGTGCTTTTCGGCACTCAGGATTACAAAGGCCCAAGCGTGCGCGCGGAATTCGCTGCCGCAGACCGTGTTTTCACGCGCCAGCAAGGCGTCCTCACCGACAAGGTTCTCGACCCGATCAAAGACGCCGTCATCCTCGACGGCATTGCGCGCGGAGAGATTCCGCCTCCGACGCTCCTCGCGGGAGAAACGATGGTGCAAGCTCTGCGCCGCGCCACGAAGGGCGAATGGCGTTTTCCCGCGAAGCTCTCAATCGACGTTGGCCGCGAGTCCGCCGCGAACATGAATGAGAACCGCCAAGGCGCGAAGTCGCTGCAAGAAATCGCAGCCGAGGAAGGCACGGACGCGTTCTCGCGTTTGGAGCAAATCGCAATCGAAGCCGGTTTCATTAAAGAACTCTCGACGAAATACGGCGTGCCAGAAACCGCGATTCGCATGGTCACGCAGCAACTTCCTGCCAACGCTGCCATGGCTTCCTCGCTCGGTACGAACGTCACGCAAGATGCGGTTGATGCAACGATTGCCGCAACGGCAAAGCCTGACGCGGCTGCGCCAGCCGAGCCTACGCAAAAAATCGAGAACGACTCCAAACTCGTAACGATTGATTTCGAGACCAATACCTACATTCCGACGGTCGCCATCGCCGACAACGCCAAGCGCGCTCTTGAAGTACGCGACAAGAAACCAGCCTCGCAACGCGGCATGACGAGCGTGGGCATTGCTCGCGCGCGTGACCTGATGAACCGCCGCCCACTCTCCGAGGAAACCGTGCGCCGCATGAAGGCGTACTTTGACCGTCACGAGTCCGACAAGAACGGCGAGACTTGGGACGAGCAAGGCAAGGGCTGGCAGGCGTGGATGGGCTGGGGAGGAGACGAGGGTTACTCGTGGGCAAACCAGATCGTCGAACGTCTAAACAAGAACACCGACAAGAAAGCCGACTTCGAGGCGCGCGTCGAGATGGAGCACGCCATGTCCACACGCCAAGGTGGCGCCGAGGAATGGCTCGATGCAGTTCACAACTACCGCGCGAAGTTGTTCGGTAAAGTGGCCGAGGCGCAGAAGCCAATCGTGACCGAAAGCATCGTCGCGCTTGCGAGCAAGGAACCAGTCAAAGCGTTCGTCATTCCGACGCCTGACGCCGGCGAGAAGTCCGACGCGTTCATCGGTCGCTGCATGGCCGACCCGACCATGCTTGCCGAGTATCCTGACGAAGCGCAACGCGCCGCAGTTTGCAACGCGCAGATCAAATCTTAAAAAGCACAAACATGATTCACACGCTCACCGAAGTTGATCGCCTAATCGAACTAGCCATCATTCAACGCGCCGAGCTGAAAAAGCTCGTTGATTCGTTGCCAGAATTGCGGACGCATCTCTCGATCGAAATCGAGAAGAACGTCGAGCAAATCGAGCCGCATTTGCGCGCCGAGCTGGAAGTGTTCTTGTCCGCGCGCGCGAAAGACGAAAACGCAAAACTCGGTGAGCTACTGCAATCCAAAATTGAAACGCTCTGCGATGACCTTGAAACCACTACCGCCGCGAAGTATTCCGCAATCACGCTCTACAAAGAGAAGGTCATCGACCTCGAAAAAATCGCGGAAAAGAAAATCACCGAAGCTGGCGAACGCATCGGCGTCGAAGTTCCTGCCCAAGTTGAAAAGCTGGTTGAAGAAAAGTTCGCGCGCTTTCCTCGCGCTGGCGAAATTGATCAACTGCGAAAAGAGTTTGCCGAGCCGAAAGGGCTGAACCCGCGAGGCAAGTGGGAATCGGGCGTAACTTATTACAAGCTCGATCTTGTCGCCTACAACGGCGACAGCTACGTTGCCAACGAGGAGACGACGCAAAAGCCTTCGCGCACCTCGACCAAGTGGACGCTCAACGCTGCGCGCGGCGCGGCTGGTAGCGGAAACAATGTCTCAATCGCGGAACTCATCAGCACGCCAGCCGACGGTCAAATCCTGATCGGCAGCAACGGCGGATATGTCAATGCTGACATTACTGCGGGCGACGGCATCGCAATCTCGACTGCGGCTGGCTTCATTGAAATCTCAGCCGACGGCGGCACGAATTACCAAGGCACTTGGGACGCGGCGACGAACAGCCCAACGCTCACGTCGAGCGTCGGAACAAAGGGTTATTACTACGTCGTGAACGTGGACGGCTCGACGAACCTGAACGGCATCACCGATTGGAAGGTTGGCGACTGGGCAATCTACAACGGTTCAGTCTGGCAGAAGGTGGACAACAGCGAATCCGTCACGAGCGTTTTCGGGCGCGTTGGCTCTATCACCGCCGTCGCTGGCGATTACTCGGCCACGCAGATCACGAACACCGCCGCCGGTAGCATCACCGCGACGAACGTGCAGGACGCGATCAACGAACTCGATGGCGAGAAGTTGGCGAAGGCGTCGAACCTGAGCGACGTTGCCAGCGTCACGACCTCGCGCACCAATCTCGGCGTCACCGCGACCGGAGCTGATACGACTTACGCTTACCGCGCGAACAACCTCAACGATCTCGCCAGCGTCACGTCGGCGCGTACGAATCTTGGTCTTGGCTCGGCTGCGGTTCAGAACACGACCTTTTTTCTGCAAGCCGCGAACTCGTTGAGCGATGTTGCATCCGTTGCGCTTGCTCGCACGAATCTCGGCTTGGGTAGCATCGCCACGCAATCGGCAGGCAATGTCTCGATCACCGGCGGCACGATTACTGGAATCACCGACTTGGCAATCGCCGACGGCGGCACCGGAGCATCGAATACAACGGACGCTCGCACCAATCTCGGACTCGGTTCAGCCGCAGTTCAGAGCGCAACTTACTTTTTGCAGGTCGCGAACAATCTCAGCGACGTAGTTTCCATTGGTGCATCGCGCACGAATCTTGGTCTTGGTAATTCTGCTACGCGCGACGTTGGCACGACCGCGGGCACCGTTGCCGCGGGCGACGACGCACGCTTTACCGACTCGCGCACGCCTACCGGCCCAGCTGGCGGCGATCTCACCGGCACCTATCCAAACCCAAGCCTGACCATTTCCGGCGTCACGGCTGGCGGCTACGGCAGCGCATCGAGCGCAGTCGTCATCACGATCGACGCGAAAGGTCGCGCGACGGCGGCATCGGCGGTAAACATTCTGATTGCTGAATCGCAAGTCACGAACCTCGTCACCGATCTCGCGTCGAAGATTCCGAGCACCGAGAAGGGCGCCAACTCTGGCGTCGCCACGCTCGACTCTGGCGGCAAGATTCCGCTCACGCAGTTGCCCGATTCCATCCTCGGCCAAGTGACGTACATGGGAACGTGGAACGCTGCGACAAACTCGCCAACGCTGGCGAATCCTCCCGCGACGACGACGCTCGGCGATTACTACATCGTCACGACCGGCGGAACGTTTGCCTCGATCACGTTCAACGTCGGCGACTGGATTATCAGCAACGGTGCGGATGGCTGGGCGAAGGTGGACAACACGGATGCCGTCGCCTCGGTCTTTGGTCGCACCGGAACCGTGACCGCCACGAATGGTGATTACACCGCGAGCAACATCACGAACGTGCCAGCAGGCGGAATCGTTGCCACGGAAGTTCAAGCTGCGATTAACGAGCTGGACGGCGACAAGCTCGCCAAGGCGTCGAATCTCTCCGACCTCGTTTCGTTCTCCACGGCGCGAACCAATCTCGGACTTGGCTCCGCAGCTACGCAAGCCGACACCTACTTCCTTCAAGTCGCCAACAATCTCTCCGACTTGGCGAGCGTTACTACGGCCCGCAGCAATCTCGGACTCGGCACGATGGCGGTTCAGAACGCGGCGAGCGTTTCCATCACCGGCGGCAGCATCACCGGCATCACCGATCTCGCAGTCGCTGATGGCGGCACGGGCGTTTCAACTTCTACGGGCACGACCAACGTGGTGCTTTCTCACGGCCCGACAATCGTCACACCAGTCATTGCCACGATCAATGACGCCAACGGAAACGAGACGCTAAAGCTGGCGTCGATTGCCAGCGCGGTAAACGAGATTTCGATTGAGAATGCCGCAACAGGAAACCCTGTGCATATTAGGGCAACAGGTGGCGATGCGTCTGTTGGACTGCACTTAGTTGCCAAAGGCGCGAGCGGATATGTCAATGTGACTGATGGCGTGGATGAAACCAAGCGCATCATGTTTAACGCTGCGGGCGGCACGACGAACACGCGCACGATGTTGTCGAGCACGCAGACCGTTGATCGCACGCTTACGCTGCCTGACGCGACGGATACGCTCGTTGGTAAGGCCACGACGGATACGCTCACAAACAAGACGCTTACGAGTCCAACGCTGACGACTCCGATTCTCGGCACGCCAGCCAGCGGAAATCTAGCCAACTGCACTTTCCCAACGCTGAACCAGAACACGACTGGCAGCGCGGCCACGCTTACGACGGCCCGCGCCATCTACGGAAACAACTTCGACGGTAGTGCTGCGCTCACGCAAGCCATCGCTGGCACCTACGGCGGCACAGGCGTAAACAACGGCGCGAACACGATCACGATTGCTGGCAACGTCACGCACGCGGGCGCGTTCACGCAGACGTTCACGGCTACGGCTAACACGTCGCTGACGCTGCCTGTCACGGGCACGCTGGCGACTTTGGCTGGCTCGGAGGCGTTGAGCAATAAGACGATTACGGCGTCTGCGTTCAACGGCACGGTGGGCGCGACGACGGCTAGCACAGGCGCGTTTACCAGCATTACTGGAACGACCACTCTTAAAATTGGAACTGCATCCTCGTTTGGTGGCACGATAGGACAATTAAACGGAGCTAATGTAGCTCAAGCAAACGGCGTTGGCATGGTGTCCATTGCCTCTACGGATGCTGTTGCAGCAGACAAAGGTGGATCGCTAGCTCTCGGCGCAAAAGCAACAGGTGGAGCAGAAACCAATCCATACCCAATGGCGGTGATTTCGGGCCGTGCGGTAAATGCCACCGATCTCTCAGGATACTTTGCCGTCGCGCTTAGTGATGGAGGTGGAACCATTGCCGAAAAGATGCGGCTATCCTCCACCGG